GCTATGAAAGTAAATAAACAGACGAATCCGCCCCCCCCCGAAATTTTCTGACTAATCAGAGCATTTTGGAGGTCGGTGATTTGTTTCTGAAGAGGTGTCTCTATTTTGGATGCAATATAACGTTTGGTATCTGCCACATAGGATACTTCCATGTGCGCGGATTCGTCATTGGAGACGACTGTGGTCGGATAATTGGTGTGCAGCAAACGAATTTTATCTTGGGTTTCTTTCGATAATGGCTCAAAAATAGCTTCTTCTTGCCGGAAGATAATATATGTTTCGTTTGTTTTTAAAAAATCTTGTAATTGTCTGGTTTCTGTAATTCCAACACGCCTCAGGTAGACTGTTTTTTTATTTGCGTAGAACGAATTATCCGCCGTTCCCCATTTTTTATCATTGATAAAACGATTACAAATAACCGCATCTGAAGTTCCTTCTTTTATCGAAACAGGAATAATAACAGAAAATCTATCATCTTGATTCAGCGAACCAACAGATTTATTAATTACTTCATTTCCTGTAAATATATATTTTTTCAATTTTCTTTCAATCCCAATCTCTCCGTTTTTTTCAGTTATCTTATCCGAAATCCACTGCTGACCGTCCTTATCCGTATAATTGCCTCCGGAATCTACCTTGATTCCCGGTAAGCCGTTTGGAGCAGAAATAGTGATGGATTGGGGTTCTCGGTATGGTTCGAATGTTCTGTCACCATCTTTATAAAGCATTACATACACATTGGCATTAACAGTTTTGTTTGGGTACACGATAAGTTGTAATATGATGGAATTATAGTTAGAAAAATCTAATTCTGCAGTCTGTCCAGCATGAACATAACGGTAGGCAGAATCTTGGGTATCTTTAATCGCAAATCTACATACTATGTCTTTTGTTAATCCATGTGCTAAGAAAGTATATTTGCCAGATGGATATTTGGTGCCGGTCATATCTATGCTAATACGAGCTTCTTCATTTCCTGTAGCTCCTGCAACCGAAAATACACCGTCCTGGTCTGCTTTGAAAGTCACTCCATTATGTATCGCACTCCTATTTCTTGTGTCTAATAAATTCTTCCCATACACAGCAAGATTAATGTCGCCATCATCCCCGATACATGTTATCTCTTTCGGATTTTCTGGAGATGGAACTCCATCCTGAGTAGATTTGCCAAAAATCCGCAGTCCTCGAAACAACTCCTCGTCCGAATCTACAAGAGTGATATTTTCTCCACTGGCACTGTCTACAATGGCATCGGCTTTGCCCTGCTTTAAAGCTTCGATTCCTGCTTTATTCTGTGCAATCTGCTCCCTGTCCGCAACAATCTCCTGCGCCGCCGCCTGAACCGCCTGTACCTGCTTTTCTCCCTCCTTGGTAACATTCCCGGTCTGAGTAGTCCCTTCCGTCTGGACAGCTTCTGCCGCTTCGGTCTTGGCTTCCTCCACCGCTTGCGTTGCTGTATTCTGGGCTGTCTTAACAGATTCTACGGCAGTGTTTCCGGCGCCTTCTACCCGCTCCGTCTGGGTCTGCCCTGCATTGTTTACGTCGGCAACAGCCTGCTGGGCGGTAAGATCAAATGCCTGTGCGGTCTGATCAACATGGTTTTTATTGTTTAAAACTTCCTGTCCCATCTGCGTAACAAGCTGTTTTGCTTTCTCTACTGTCTGCTCGGATGCCTTGGCGTTACGTTCTGCCAGCTCTGCATTTCCTTCTGCTGTCTCTGCCCCTGCCTGGGCGGTCTGGGCATTGTTCTCTGCGGTCTTGGCTGCCTGTTCTGATAATGCTGCATTGGTGGCGGATGTCTGCGCCTGTTTGGTAAGATTCTCTACTGTAGCTACCTGCTCATCGATGCCGGAGACTGATTCCACCAGACGTTCTACTTCCTTCCGGTCTGTCCCGGTCTTTTTGGCGTCCGCAGCTGTCTGTCCGGCATAATACCTGGCATTGTCCTGTGCCCGCTCCGGGAGATCTTCCCGACCATGAGCCCAGCCTTCTGCCTGTTTTTCGGACTCTGCCGCCTTGTCTGCGGATTTCTGAACTGCCTGGACAGCTTCGTGGAAGATGTTCGGATTTTCTCCACCGCCGGGGACTTCCGGTTTCGGACGGGATTTAACCTGCAGCTTAATCTTGTATTCCGTCTGACCGGATGTATCATCAGTCAAGTAGACAAACGCGAACATGTCGTAATTTCTTGTAGCACCGTCATTCTCCAACATGCTGTCCGGGATAATTACATCTGTGACACCGTCCTTTGTGACACCGACACGGTTTACAGACGTTCCACCGGTCTCCTGCAGGGAAAAGTGGATTGCTACTATAGACGGAAGATGTAAGCCCTGGATCCGGAGGGTCTGGCCGTAATCGTACTGCCAAAGCCCGTAGACATTGGCAATCGTGCTCCCGGGTTCAAACACCGCTGTTGTTATCTTTCCCATTTTCATTTTTCTCCTTTTTTAATAATTCTTTTAACTGTTCGATATCGTCATGCATGGTTTGAATCATTTTGAGCATTGCCGGAATTAATGTCCTATAGTTCCAGTCCTCAACTGATCCATCCTCGTTTCTCTGCACTGCGACAGGATAATGCTCTTCCACATCCTCTGCATAAAATCCAGGGATTGGTTTCCCAACAAAAGCATCATCTGATCGCAAATATCCGTCTTTGTATTTAAACCACACAACAGGGATGTCCAGTATTTTTTCTGCCTCTTCTGAGCTCATGTATCCTATATGATCTTTATACCTTTTAGATGAGCTCGACAACTTGAGAACGGACGTACCATTTGATCCTAATATAAGATGTGCGCCGCTCGAAAAAGTGTGTATATTTACCAGCTTAAACTCTCCGGAACCATCTCCAAATTCATCTGTGGAGTAGTAAACATGCATTCCGTTTTTAACAGTCATGGCCTGGCTATTGGATGACACTATTACGCTACCGATCTGGATACGGCCATCTGAATACAACCGGATATTGTCTTTGGTACTGGATATGTAATTTCTATTGATCTTCCATCCAGCTATAGTTGCGGCCAACGCATAAAGATCACTTACGTTTAATTTGTCCGCAGTTATGGACTTGGATTTGAGCTTGTCTGCGGATATGGAATCGGCTTTGATGTACTCTCCATTAACATACAACATCCCATCTCGCATAAAGATACCCTGTATCCGGCCATTATCCGTAAGGATATTAAAGACTTCCTCTTGTGTAAGATTGTCGATATCTCGCACAACAGCTACGGTCTGCATGTCTAATATCTCACTTGTCCCTCCGCTTTTGTACATCGTGCATCTAATCTGCTTAATGTCCGTTGTAAAAAGAGTGTACTGACAATAATATTCATCCGTTCGCGATAGATATTTCTGTGTCCAAGTGCTACCATTGCTTGTTTCCTCGATTTTAAATCGTCCATGGTAGCTTTGGGTTCTGCCTGACCCTATGCGCTGTTTCCCCTCGAACCTTGCGGCGCCTGGATTGTATTTATTGTCCGCACCTTGTTTAATAACCGTGGCGTTTGCCTGCATAAAAAAAATCCTGCCATCTGTTCCATTCTCGCCCTTGATTCGCGTCCAGGAGTACCTTGCTGGGTCTGTGCTGTCATTCTGCACATAATCCACATACTGTCCAATATAGAGCTTATTTGTGCTGTCGGTGGTGGAAAAGCCGGTTCGTCCATCCGCGCTGTTCGCATAGGCAAAATGCACATAAGAGGTCTTTCCGTCCGTTCCTGGGATTCCAACTCCATCCTTTCCGTCCTGCCCGTTATCTCCCATAAACTGCGTCCACGTGTATCTGGATGGACTGGTACTGTCAAGCTCCTCAAAATCCACATAGATTCCGATGTACTTTCCGGGACTCTCTTTGATCTGAGAGCTATACTGCGGATTTGGAACGTCAGAAAACTTAATATGAACATAAGACGTTCTTCCGTCGGATCCTGGACTACCCGGAAGACCTTTGTTTCCATAAGCACCGATAATATGCGGAGGCACTGTATATACAGATTTATCTGTATAAATAATGGTCTCGTAGTTCCATAGGTACTTTTTCTGCTCTGTCATGGTCTGTGGGGTGGTGGTCCATCCATAGGTGGATGCGGTCACTCCGCTCTGCTGGGAAGTTGCCAGATAGTAGTTGGTAATACTGGATATTCCGTTTCCAGTTGCCCCGTAAGCACCGATCACGCGCTTTTTGGTGTCTTCGGTACGTCCGCCTGAATAAAGAAATGTCTCATAATTCCATAAATACCGGTTCTGTTCCGTCATTTGTGGCGGGTTTGGATACCACTGCCCCGGGGCAATCGTGTTGCTCGAGGACACTGCATAGTACTCTACTATACTCTCGAGGCTGTCCCCATTGTCACCCGGCTTTCCGGATTTAACTTTAGAGATGGAAAATACCTTGGATACCGTAATACCGGCATAGGTTGCCGTGATTGTTACGGATCCGTTGTCTCCGGACATGCCCCTTACCGTATATCGTTTCCGGGTCAAATCCCAACTGCCATCCACGCCGGAAGATGGATTGATCGTATACTGCACCTTGTCACTGTTGGTAATGTCCGTAGTACCGATAAGTAGCATCACGTCTGTATAGCACTCGCTGTAATCCCCGCCGGTACCGTCTGCTTCTGTTGCAACAGAGCACATGTCGTTGGTCAGCTGCAGCGTCAGAAGCCGGATCTGGGCTGTTGCATTATCGATCTTGCCGTTCACATAATCTTCCACCGTCTGATCGTCGACCTTAAACGCTTCTCCTGACAGGCGGAATTCTCCGGTATCCAGGTTCCAGTAGTTTTTACCGGTCTTATCGGTCAGGATCCCGGCGATAATTGCATCTGCAAAGATACCTCGTGCCGTGACTGCTGTCGTCCAGTCCCAGTCCTTGCCGTCTGCTGTCCTTCTGGTAGCAAGCTGTAATCCTTGCGTTCCCCAGGTCATACAGCCAAAAAGATCGCTGTCCGGGTCCAGATCTTCTACGGTAAACGCCCTGCCTTTTACTTTTTGGGCAACTGTGGACTGCAGTTTCAGCTGCGTATAAATTCCGTTCAGGATGCCCTGGACTTTTTCTGCCATGATGGAGCCGTCTGGGTTGGTAATGGATTCTACCACCTTGTCTGTCTGGATCTGAGAATCCAGTGCAGTCTGGTTAAATCTACCAAGCTTCACCTCTTTGTTTCTGCGATTTATGCAGTCATACACGATCTCAGTTGCTCTGGCTGTTGTCTCAATATTTAACTGTCTATGTTTGCATTTAACATCATCTCCCAGTCCGATATCCTCAAGGATTTCCAACCTTTCGTATCCAGCAACACCTTTAAGAGACTCTAATCTTACATCGTAACTTATCGCCGGAAGATCAATTCCAGACTCAAACTGTTTGTTACACTCTGCAATCAGTTTTGTTCGGAGCTCTGCTAATGTAGCGCAAGCGTCAGGATTATCCCCTGGGCTATCCTCAGCAAGCATTACGTCACTAAACTCAATTACTTTTGTATAGACTTTTTGATATTTATTGATGTTCGGGCTGTCTACCCATGGCTTGCTTCCATCCAGTGTATGTCCGTTGTAGGATACCGGAATAATTCTGGTTACTACCTCAGACATATCTACTGTTTCTTCAATCCCTGTTAGATTGTATCCAAACTCTGCCCTGGCTCCATAATCACCACCGACACGCTCATTGACGATTACTTTGTAGTTATCGTACAGGATTTCTCCGCCCCATCGGTTTACAAAAGATTGATTAATATCTCCATTAATGGCTTCCATGAGATTTTTGCGAATATAGTACGCTGTGGATGCCTTGGTAATGTTGGATTCTCCGGAATATTTTGAGCCGGCGCAAATGATGTCGAGAGCCTGCTGCCCGTTCTTCCCGGTCGGACGAACATCCAAAAGAATATGATCATCCTTGGAGTCAAAAAATACCGGCATTGCAAATGCAACAACCGAAGTGTCAGACTTATCTACATGGAAAATCCGGAACAACTGTTTGTCGGATATGGGTGTCGGTGCGGATATAACTGCCTCTTTTACGATATGTAAAAACTTCCCATTCTCATCGATCGGTGCTTCCAGTTCCAAGCCCCATGCATCATTCAAGATCATTGTGCAGTCGCAGCTGTACGGTTCCAGTGTTGCATCTCCATTAAAATCAAATTTTTCGTTGCCCGTATCGTAAATTTGTATCATATATCAATAGCACCTCCAATTCGGAATTGCAGTTAATGTAAAGCCACTCGTTATAGACACACTATTTTTTCCCGGATTCAAAACCATATCTTCGTAATTCCCAGATATAGCTGTGTTTTTTACGCTTCCATCTGTCCGATATGCAAGTTTCCTCTCGGTATCAATCGTGAGGTTTTGTCCAATATTGGCCTTGATCTGCTTTCCATTAATCGTAATGGTGCACATACCGTTCCCGGATATCTTATAGATAGGAAGGCATCTTGTGCCGTGGTTATTAAGTAGCACACTTAACTGCTGCTCTCTTGCTCCGGACTGCAAATACATGTACCCTTCGCAACAAAAAGCTACAATCAGTTTTCCCTGTCGCTTAACATATCTCTCTGTAGTGCCTACTGTGACTCTTTTTACCCTGTAAAAATAATCAGGATCGTCTGTAAAAGATAGTTTGTTGTCAGACACAGACAGCAGCCACTCTTTTACAGATCTTAATTTTTGTGCCCACTTACCAGGATCCTTTTCCCGAAATGCAAGAGCTACTTCTATTCTGATATCTTCTACGGTTCCGGTATCTCTATATAATATCCCGTCCTTTCCCGGTATTTCTATGGCATCGTATATCTTTTCTGGAGCCGGAATGTTAGGACGATTCTGCACGATCACTCCAACAGTCGTCCCAGTTCTGCCGTTAAATTGTATATCATACAAAATCAATACCCCCTTGCCGCACTTTTTATAGTCCTTCTTCTTGTTGCTCCGTTGTTTGCAACTCTGGTAATGTCATTTTCAAATTCTCTTCTGGATGGATACATAGACATTTCTTTTTCCGCAATGGTCTTTAAGTACGGAAGATATTCTGTAAACATATCATACATATCTTCTCCCGCTCCAATTTTTGCCTCATTCATGGCTGGGGGCTGAATACTGTCACGAATCATGCTGTTTACTTCGGATATTTTCTTTTCATATCCAACTGCAAACCCTTCCGCCGTATATCCACCCAATTCCTCAAACACTTTGGATGGGGAGTTAATCTGTAGATCATTCCGCGCCTGGTTTACTGCAGACGTGCACATATAAGATACCGCATTTACTACAGCCGCCCTCCCTGCGTAGATTCCATTTGCAAGACCGTAAGCCATATTTAATCCATCATTATATAGGGACGGCGTTCTGGACGCCATAATTCGGACAGATTCTATCATGCTTCTTGTCTGATTTATTGGTGCCATTTTGCCTGCGGATATTCCGCGCGCAAGCCCCTGCGGGACTCTTTGCCCGTATTGATAAAACTTATCCTGCTTTAAAGTATTATTTACAGACGTGATGGTTTTTGTTGCCATACTCTTTGCTGCTTCCGTGGCAAGCTTGACATTTCGTGCGATTCCATTTCTTAATCCTTCAACAGTATTTTTTCCCAGTCTTTCTGTTCGCTTAGATGGACTGTGTACTTCCGCTGTCGTTTCCGCGGATTTCATAAACACTTCAAGCAATTCTTTTCCGCTTTCTTCTGCTTCTTTCTGTTTTTCAGCAATGGCATTTTTAAATCCATCCCATGTGTTCATGCCAAGGTCTTCCATGGCTTTTTGCATTTTTTCTTTTCCGGCGGATATACCTTCTGTGTATGTTTCTATTGCGGAGTCCACCGCCTCTGCCGTGCCGGTCTTGAAATCAAGAGATTGCCTCCACAATTCGTTTGCTTGCTGCAACTGTTCTGGAGTTGCATCAACAAAAGCCTGAACATATTCATAACCTTCCGGTCCAAGTTCGGCAAGGTGTTGCAATAATCCCTCGTCAATACCCTTTTTTGCAAGAGTCTCCATATTTTCTGCCCATGTGGTCACTCCATCAATTTGCGACTGCATATTCGCTAAAAGAGTTTCTGTGGTCAGTTCTTGTCCTTTATCAAATTCCTCAAACATATCCATTTGAGTTTGTATAGATCCAATAACTGCCTCGCTGTACGATGCATATTTTTCAATTATTCTTCCAGTAGATTCATCTATGGTATTTGCAGTTTCTTCTGTTTTTCCGGTAAGGTTCTCTTGTGATTCCGCAAGCGCATCTGTGCTTTGTGAGGCTTCATCCTGCGCCGCTACCATTCCACCAAGTTTTTCAGATGTGGCGTCAATATCTTCTTTTGCCTGTTCGAGCATAACATCGTAATCTTCCACAGCTTTTGTTGCTGCTTCATGTTCTTTTTCGGCATCTTTAAGTTGGCTTTTTAAATCTGTATATTGTTTTAACAGCTCTTCATTAGTTCCGATTAATGCTTCAAAATTCTCTGTCTCTTCCATTTCCTTCAGAGATTTTTTCAGCTCATCGACGGCGGTCTTTGCTTTTTCAGCGGAAAGCATTTTTTCAAAGCCCTCATTTATGAGCTGGTTTTTCGCTTCTATAGCAGCAGCCTGCACAATATAGGCTTCCTGGTTTTCCATCAAAGCTGAGATTTCTTTATTTGACAGATTGATACTGCCTGCTTCCTCGTCCCATGCCTCTGCCAACTCCGGAACTGTATCAGAAAGCTCCTGCACAATTTTTTTAACCTGGAATTTCTGGTATTCTGTTTTTTCAGTTACACCATTCAGTTCAATCAGGGTGTCTTTATAATCACGCAATTTTTCTGCTTCCGCATGAGCAGAACCCATAGACTCCTCTACACCATCCAGAACCGTCCTGACCTGCCGATTGTTTTCCGCAACCTCTTCTGTAAATTCTTCTAGGGCTGTTTTTGACGGATTTATTTTTTCTGCAACCGCATCCAAGATTTTTCCTACGCCATCAAGCGCCTTGTCGATTGCAGGCAGCGCATTATCCGCAATAGGTTCGAGGATTTCTGTTTTTGTTTTCCGCCCAAGGGATTCCAGTTTACTCTCTACACTGTCGTAGCTAATCTCTTTAATGGACTCCATCGTTCCGCCTACATCTTTGTAAGCATCATTAACATCCCCAAGAGCCGTAATAACAGACATCGCATTATCTTCCCCGAGTGCAGACCAAACGGTACTTGCAAGGGTAAGGGCTTCCTGCTGATTGGTGCACTCCTTCAAGTCTTTTACCACGGAATAAAATACATCTTTAGATGTCGCTTTTCCGCTCTTCATAGCCCAGAAGAGATTTTGTGTTTCCTGCGAAAAGGAGCTGAGATTTTCTTCAATTCTTCCATCAGACAGGGAAATAGCAAATTCTTTTACGAAGTCATTCACTTTATCCAGATTGTACGCTCCAGCATCCAATCCGTTCTGGAGAATTGCGAACATTTCCTCCGCGGAAAATCCTGCCTGTGTCCACAACTGACCATACTCCGCAATGTTATCTCCCAGTTCTCCTGACTTATCCAGACCGTTCTGTGCGCCTTTCGCCATCAAATCAAAAGCCTGATTGGATGTGATTCCCATGTTTTTAGTAAGAGAATTAACGCCACGGATGGTTTCAGACAGATCCATATCAAAGACATCTTCCAGAGCCATTGCATTTTCTGTCATATCTTTTAATTCGTCAGAATCCAACTCTCCTGTGTACTGCTTTACTTTTTGCATAGCAGACGCTACGCTTTCCAAGCTGTCTCCGTAATTTCCGGCATAAATATCTTTCAGTACCTCTTCATACTTCTTCATCTCCTGCGTAGATACACCGGTTGCTGCCTGCAGTCTGGCGGAAACACTCTGCAAATCTGCTGCAAACTTAACCCCTTCTTTTGCCGCCTTGGTAAATGCCGCCCCTAAAGCTGCCGCCGCTGCTACTGCAATTGTCATGGGGTCCTTTGCTTTTTTCAGTGCAAGGCCGATCAGGTCAACTCCTTCTCCGCCGTCTGCTGCCGCTTTTTTTACATCTTCCAGGCTTACTGCTGCATCTCCGGAATTTTCCGCAACCTCTTTCATAGCTCTTGCATTGTCGTTCAAAGCATTGCTGGCTTTGGCTGTTTCTGTCTTTGCTTTGGTTAAATCTGTTTCCCATTTCTGTATGCGGTCAGATGCTTTCTGGTAATTTTCTTCAGATTTTTTAAGAGCGCTGGTCAACTGCTCAACCTGTTCTCTCTGCTGTTTCAATTGGTCTTCGGAAGATTCCCCAGCGTCTTCCATATCTTTTAATTCCTTTGTTGCTTTTTCCAGGGATTCTTTCAGGGTATCAATTTTTCCACCCATCTTACCGTAGGATTCTCTGGCGTGATCGAGGCCTTTTTTTACATCTTCTTGCTTCTGCTTCTGTGCATCCAGCACTTTAGACAGGACTTCGTGTTTCCGTCCAAGGCTGTCCAGACTGTCTTCCTGTCCTTCAGATTCTGCTTTTACCAGTTCCATTTCCGCCTTGAACTGATTCAGGGCTCTGTTGCAATTCGTGACCGCCTGTTTGTATTCTCTCTCGCCGTCCAGGGCGATGATAGCGCCTATTTTCTTTCGAGCCATGTGCCCTCCTTTTAAAGAAGCCCCACGCAAGGCGCAGGGCTACAGATCTGCGAGAGATTCTACTTTTCTCTTTTCGAAAGTAGCTCTCTTCATTTTTGTGTTATGGTAAAATTTAAACTGCTGGAAAAGTTCAAACCATTTGCCATAATACATGTGGCTTATTTCTCTTTCCCGGTATCCTATCTGCATCCCCACGAAAACGATCCATGCGAAGTCAATTTTTACTGGTTCGTCTCCACATTCTCCGTCTTCGTGGTCTTCTGGTTTTTTGATGCAAAACTCCTGCCGAACTCTCTTTTTAAAGTCTGAGCTGCTGCAAAAATAGATCCATCCATCTTTCTTGCAAGGGATTCCCTCTTGTATTTTACAGGCTTTCTTCCCTCTTCTTCCGCTGTGATTTCCTCCCCTTCCTGAACCATCCAGTAGAGGGCATCGCAAAGAGCGGTCATTTTCGGAAACCTTACCTTGATTTCCTCGTTTTCTTTTGTGTCCTCGAAAATACTCAGAGCATCCTCGAAATTCTCCAACGTCTCATACTTATCCTGGATTTTCTCCAGGACAAGAATGGAACACTTAATAGGATATTCCTTTCCAGATAAGGCTATGGTATCAAGTTCTTTCTCAAACATTTCTTACGCCTCCAATTAAGACTGCCCAAAATATGTTGTATTGATCGTGGTCATGGCTTCCTGTTCTGTTGCGTGGGATTTTGTCTTTTTCCAAACGCCTTCTGCATTGGCAAGAGCACGCCCTGTAATGGTCGGGGTCTTGTATTCGATATTCTCTCCCTTGGTTGCATATTCTCCGGCTGGCTCGGAAAATTTAACTTTCGGAAGGAAGTTCGCTACATATTTTGTCACTCCATCCACTTTTTCTACAGATATCCATGCAAGACCCACATATCCTGCCTCATCATCCACATCATACACAATTTCCTCTGCGGCGGATGTTCTTCCAAACATAGCTTTGTGCATTGCAACCGGCAGATCTGTAGTATTCAGGGATACATCCGCATAGCGGAACTCCTTGTCGTATTCTGTCTGCATATCATCTCCGTACAAGCTGCCTTCTGCGTAAGACGGAGTAACAGTAATTCCAATAGCTTTCCCGCAAGCTTCTGGTTTTTCATAAGTTTTTTCATTAGTCATTTTTCCGACCATCGGTTTTCTAAGTCCTACAAATGCCATAATTATTCCTCACTTTCTTCGATCTGGCACGAAAAGATCAGGTGGTAATACCCGCTGTCTTTTTCGTAATCTGTATCAATTTCCGTTACTAAAAAATCCGCCTGGCGCAATGCCCTGCGGATCTCTTTTCTTTTTTTGATATAATTTTTTTTCGTAAAAAAATGAACCTGCATGTAATGGATCCAGTTCTGATCCTGGTCGTCCGCATAAGTTCCCGGTGCTTCGTATTCTGGATTGTATGCGATGTATTCTGCTGGCTTATTGTCGTCTGGACATACAATTGGCCATACATCGGGGCAGATTGGCTTTAATGCAGATTCTATTGTTTGGTTTACATTCACTTCGTCACCTCATCATATTTTTTCTGCATAGCTTCAAGGCACGCTTTTTCAGATTTCTTGATAGCTTTTCTCAATACTGGTTTTGGGTACTGTTTGCTGGTTCCGTACTCCATATATGCCATCTTCTCGCCATTACGTACACCTTTTTCATCGATCCCAGTTGGGCGAACCGCCGCGAAACATCCATATCCATTCATTTTTGCGTCTGTTGCTTCTATTGATTCAGCAAGTTCTCCAGTTGAATATTCTTCTGTCACCGTATTTTTAATTTCACTTTTTAAAGTTTCTTCTAATAACGGGGAAGCTGCGTCAACCGCTTTGCAAGCTATCATTTCTGCATCCATAATTTTATTCAGCTCTTTTTCCAGATCCTCAAATCCCATTGTTTGAAATCCCAACAAATCACCATCCTAACTACAGGTCAACTCAACCATGGACTTATCCGGTTTGTATACTCTTACGATATCGTACTCCGCCCCATCAATAAGCACCTTTTCCGCATAAGCAGGTTTTCCATTATTAATGTGTCGGGTCTCTTCCCAGTCTTCCAGTCGCACCCGGAAAACCGCCGTAAGGTTTACCCCTGTACGCATAGCTTCATAAGCTTCTGCTCTTTTAATGGCTGCCTCACTTAGATATGTAGGAATTTTATGCTGGATGGTCTGCGGAAATCCGTCCGCATCTTTTCCTGTTTCTTCCCAGATCAATACGCCTTCATAATCCACTCGCCCCACCTCCGAACTCTCCTGATAGAGCCATGGAATCTCTCAGATTTTGGAATGCTGCCAAGAATCTTTCACTGTCAGAATCATACCCAAAATGTGCTTTTGCATAGAGCTTTACCGCCTGCCGGTACAGAGGATCTGTAAGCTTCCCCTGTACTCCGGCGATTTTAAGCTCCAATACACAGGATTCAATAAGATCTCGAATCTCTGTATCTGCGACACTGGATTTTTCCCTGAGCATGTCTTTCAGCCAGTCTACTGTAATCTCAAGATCTGTCTCTGTGTATGCCATAAACTATCACCTCATCAGGCATTCGCTTTGGTCAGGGTAACAAGAGAGCTCTTGTCAATGACCTTTCCGTCGCAGATCATCACAGTTTTAGTCACCTGGTCTTCTGTATCATTGTCTTCATAGGATTTTACAGTCATTGCATAGTTTGTATTAAACATGTAATCTGTCCAGTCAAACAAGAATGCCACTACAGTAGGACCGGAAAGAGTAGCGTTACTGGAAGTCATGTAATCATTCAGGACGGCTCTTCTTCCTAACACCGCTCTTTCCGGTTTACCATTAATGCCGTAATTTACTCTCGCAATCGGCTGCCCGTTGGAATCTGTCATAGCCATGCATTCCATAAACGTCTTTTTGGTCATGTTCCAAACCGCTCCGCTTTCATAAGCAAGCGGAAGGGCTGCTTCCATGTCACAAAGGATTTTGTAATCAATGGTTTTCGTTTTTGCAAGGGTGACATTCTGACCTTCCGGGGCTGTCTCTTTCAGGACGCCTTTCGGCTTTCCGGAACCGTCTCCATTCATAATTGCTTCTTCAATGGCTTTTACCATTGCCTCGGAAACATTCTTGACAAATACAGTCTCAAAAATCTGCAAGGACATAACGGTAGCTTCCAGCGTCATAGAGATTGCGCATCTCAGTTTATAGCCTTTAATATCAATCTGACCTGTGGTCTTCTTCTGTTTTTCAGACGTGCCACCTTCTGCCACCCATGTAGCTACCGGTTTTACAGAGGAGGTCGGAATTACCGCTCCTGCTGCAAATGCGGTTCTGGTCACCAGCTGAAGAATCATTCCGGTTGCTTCAATTTTCTCAATAATTCTATTGATTACTGTTGGAGAGATTACTGCTCCGATGTCAGATGTTTTTGTCGGACCGGCTGCATTTGTGAATTTCTCCGGAATTGGTTTTCCATTAACAACATAGTTCATAAATGCGATACGATACTCTTTGGAATCGTACATATCTTCCGGCTCATCAACCGCTCCAAAATTCATAACCCCACTTGCAACATTCCCAAACGGATTCGCCGCCTGTGGTTCTCTGTTCATGGCGTTAAAATTCGCCTGAGCCTGTGCGATTGCATCCCATGCTTCATCAAGTTTTTTTACCTCATCCATTTTTGCCTGAGCTTCCTCAGTTTTGCCCTCATTGATAAGCGCCTGTGCCTCATTCATAAGGCTGTTTCTTTTTTCTTCATACTGTTTTCTGTTCATTTTCTATCTCCTTTTTAACATTAAAAAATCCCACTCGGCTTTCAATAAGTCGGTTGGGACGGCCTCACTTGTTTCTTCTTTCAGCAGTCTTCTTGCCCTGTTCAGTTTTTCTTCATCCGGAAGCTCAAAGAGTGGACCTGCCACCAGCGGAACAGCTTCTTTCTTCTCCTCAAACATAACAGCATCAACAAGTCCTCTTTCTTTTGCCTGCTGTGCAGTAAGCCATGTTTCGTGTTCCATCATTTCAAGCGCTTCCTCTTCGCTCATTCCGGTTTTTGCGGTATAAGCCGTACAGAGCGCCCGGTCTGCCGTGCGGAGAGTTTCTGCCATGTGTTCCATGTCAGAGTGGTTCCCTCGTACACCAGAGGACACGCAATGCACCATCATGAGAGCAGTCGGAGACATTTCGCAATACCCCGCCATTGCCACGATGGATGCAGCACTGCACGCTTCTCCGGTAATGTAGATTTTTACATTTTTAAACCTATGCAACAGTGTATAGATTTCTGATCCAACATCAATCACTCCTCCAGGAGAATTAATGTATACTTCAATCTCATCCCCATCCACGGCAGCATCAATTACATTCTGGATGTCTCTTGGGCAGGTGCAATCTTCTCCAAACAGGTTGTAGTACCACTTATAATCATTTGGTACCATCACACCTCGAATATCAATTCTATATTTCACCATTCTCACCTCCTCCGCATGTTTTTAATATTTGTCTCATCAAAGATGTGATTTGCATATAGTTTTCGCCATTCATTTTATTCAGGCAATCCTCGAGCATATTGACCACCTGAGTATCCAGTCTTCGAATCGGCTTGTCACCGCCCTCAATTGGAGCAAGATTCATGGTTCCTCTCCATTCATTTGGAGTCATGGCTCCACGGTCTACCATGGCCTGGAACGCAAGCTTAGTAGTAAGACTGGCGCACTGCAGATTGTTTGCTTCAAAAACAATCCTGTTTCCATATCCCCGTTCCTTCCGGCTAAATAATGCCACGGTATACGTCTGGTACATCTGCACAACCACCGGCTCGATCTCTGATTCGTAGTAAGCTGTCCACTCATCCTCTGTATAACTGGACTGTACAATTTTCTTGTTGGTCCCCCAGTAGGAATACAAACGATCTACGACTTTTTCTGTCTGCAGAGCATTTGGTACATAGTCTTTCGGCTCAATTCTCTGGATATCTGCTTTGCTGTCAATTCCGGCAGCCCCAAACGTGGTACTTTCTATTGCCAGATAATTATCAACAAAGTTCTGGACATACTTCTTAATATCCTCGTCCCTCATGGACTGACGGAAGGAAATCAGCCATCGGATCACATTACTGTTACGGATCGCATTCACGATTCCCTGATCCATGGTTCCAATCAGATTCATCAGTGGAGCAAGTACCGGGAGCGGAGAGGTTCCGAAAATATCATTGTCGTTATAATCCTGTCTGAGATGGATAATATCAGAGTACCGAAACACTCCCGTCTTCCCATTTCCGTACAAGAACTTCAGGAACAACTCCCCGGAGTCATTATATTTTGCTTCCACGCTTACGCACGGAACCGGATATAACTGCATCGGCTTTCCGTTTTCATCCCTGACAACCAGAATAAAAGCATTGTTGTTAAGGCATAACTGGTTGGCTACCTTCTCCTGCATCTGCTGTCCTGTCATATAAGGATTAGGCTCAGACAGCAAGAATCGGATATTGGCATCCGGATTTACTTTTAATCCCCCTGCTTTTTGGTCATCCCGGATATGCTTTCCGACAAGCTTACCAATGGCTTTTACTTTCGGCCGGATGCAGGCTCTTACAATATCGCTCTCGTAGAGCTTTCCATCAAAACAAAAGAACTGCCCGTTCCGCAAGGTCACCATTTTTAATACATTCCCACTGGACGGCTTGTCGACATTCTCATTCACAGTGGGTTCTCTTTTCCAAAACTTTCGCATTTGCCCTCCTAAATCAAACTTGTGTATTCGTCATATTTATTTTTCATGACCACGTATCCATCAATCAGAGCCATGGTTCCGTCAATTCGATTTCTGGAATCTACGCCTTTAATTGGCTGAATATTTCCATTAATATCAGTCTTGACTTGTGTGTTGGCCAGACACCACTTATCTATTGGATTGTTGTCGTAGACAATATTGTGCGCGCCCAATTCCGCTTTCAGATCTTTCATTGGAGCAGATAATGTGGCAATTCCTTGTCTGACCGGAATCATGCAATTCTCTCCGAAAGCATTTTTGAAATCCCGTAAGAGAGAATCATCGATATGCCAAGGGTCATACCCGATAAACATAATATATATGTCTTCCTTTTCTTGGAGCTCCAGAAACCAATCAAGCATCACTCTTTTATCGACCCGGTAATCATCCACGGTCCGAAGTAGTCCCATGTCTTTCCATTTTTGGTAAGGCACGTTATCTCGTCCCTGACGCTTTCCAGATCCCTCGAACTCATCAATGACCCTTTGTGGAATCCAGTACATAGACTTCACATATATTTTGGGATCATCCGGTTTCATGCACAGGCATTTCGCTGCATTCAAGTCCACACTGTCTGCAGCATCCATTCCACCAATGCCATACCGGAATCTCTTGTCTCCAATTTTTTCTTCATTCAGAATATCCTCCCATCGTAACCAGGCAGCTTCCCCGGTTTGTTTCATATTAAAATCTTTCACAAGAACTGTCGGCCGGAAAGAAAAGTCATCCTCTGCCTTTTGAACCATCTCACGAAGATAATCATAAGATTTAATAGTTCCCAGTCCGGGGTTTGCTTTAATCCAACAGGATTCATCTCGCCATTCATCCATGTTGTCCAGTTCGTAAATAAACGGCAGGAATCTTTTATTTTTAATTTCTCCAGACAGGATTCCAGACGCATAATCATACTGTGCATCAAAAATCCCATCCCGAACAAATCCATTTGTTGTAATACAAAAAAGCAACGGTTGCCGTCTGGCTCCCATTGCCTGCTTAATCAAATCGTATATATCTCTGTTTTTAATTGCTGCCAGCTCATCGATAACCGCCGCGTGGACATCCAATCCATCCAGACTGTTACTGTTACTGGCCAAGGCTTTTATAAATCCAAAATTATGGGCAAAATAAAGGTCGCTGGCTCTCTTTTTTATATGCTTGCTTAAAAGAGGACTCTGCCTGATCATTTTGTGGCAGGCGGTAAACCCAAGTTTCGCCTGGTCCAACATAGTTGCAATGTTATATATCTGTGGAGCACCTTCCTGGTCATTGATGAGCATATCAATTTCAACTGCCGCTGTTTCTGTGGTCTTTCCGTTCTTACGTCCCTCAATAATGATGCACTCATTATATTGTCGGACGTCATTATCGTCCACAAATCCAAAAATCGCCTGGAGTCTTGCTTTCTGGAACAATTCCAATTTCAGTGGAGCTCCAAGCTTTCCGGAAGGTACCTTGCAGAATTTTTCAATAAAATCTGTATGCCTTTTGGCAATTTGGGGATCAAAATGGTATTCGTCAGGATTATAAAATCTGGCCAGGAGCATGTCCGCAGCCTGTTTCATTTTTTCACAGGATACAATCTTCCCGTCAGCAATATCTGTAAAATACTTCTCGAATTCCAGCATATTACTTTCCCGCCTTTAGAAACTCCATTAGATCATCCCCTGTGTCCTGACTTGCCCTGTCTTTTTCTACCATATCCTCTAACTGCTTAATACAGGCAATATGGTTCTTGACCATGACATTGTAAGTATCTACCTGCGACCGCTTCTTTGTTCCGTACTGGTTCGCCCCGTTTTTGTATTCTTCCTCATATCCTTTTAGATTTATGATTGACTCCAATTCCAGAAGGGAGATATCCATGAACGCCGCACGTTTGATCAGTGTCTCCGCGTTCTTTTTTCTTTTTGGATCCACAAAACTGTAATTTTTCCTAAGTTCCGCTTCCTTCTTCTTGATCAGTTCTGTTTTGTGTAAAAATTCGCCGTCCTCATTGATCTCATACAGCTCTTTTTGTTTCACTTCAATCACCTTCTTTCCCTTTGACACCACACCCCTCACGCGAAACCTCATCCGTAAAATTTAAAGTAGGCATCCGGTTATCCCAAAATAAAAATATAAATAAATTAAGGGGGGAGTATAGGACAAACGTCTCCATCCTCCGTGAACATCACCCTCGGCTCTGGCTTATCTTTTCCGTGAGCTTTGTTGTGGCATTCCTGGCACACATATTCAAAATTCCGAAAACTCAGAGACACATCTGGATCATTAATGTTGGCCGGAGTGATTGCAATCTTGTGATGAACAATGTATCCTGGTCTCTCTCTGCATCGCTCACACATGCCTCCGTCTATGCCTTGTCTCTTAGATATATAGGACGCTCTACACTTGCGCCATGCTGGCGAATCGTAAAACCATTTCGCAAACTCTCTCGCCATTGTTACTCCTTTTATATTAATACAGTCCTGCCAGCCCCATGTACGACCGCCGATTGCGACCGCTAGAAAGGAGGCATGCGGCTAATGAGTAAAACCAAATACTGCTGGGGCCGTGCACGCTGTACGATAATAGTCTTTTGTTGCATAATAAAAGCACCCCGGATTATTTCTGAGTGCTGTACTGAATCTTCTTGGGAGCGAACCTCGGACCGAATACTCTGTCATTTATAAAAATTTTTCAAAACATCCATTGTAACTTCTCCGGATCTCCTGTATCATCTTCTGTATGTTTTATTTTAAATTCACCAATAGATGTTCTATCGTCAGCATTAATAATAGCTAGTTCGCATATACTTGCATCGCAAACAATTTTATCAATCTTTTCTATTTTTTTAGTCATATTGATTACTCCCCTATTAAACAAAGAAAAAGGAGGCAGTTCGACCACCTCCTAGTTTATTTTAATATTCAATCCTAATGTCTATATCCTGATAATTAATTTTGGACGTGAATAAAACAATATCATTTCCATCTGTTTCTAAACCACACACTTTATCATTTACTGTATCAGATGTTTTTGACACTTGCTCAATACAGTCAATTACCTGTTTCCTTAAGTTATTTAATGAATTAATGTACCTTTGACACATTTCAATAGTAACTCCTGGAGGCATCAAAACTTTTACACTCGCATCATCTCTAACTTCCTCTATTTTGTTATAGTATCCATATTCTTTCCCCATGGTAACCAATTTCGCAATGCCATTATCCAATCCTGCTATAACTACATTGTTATCTCTCCCTGCTTTCTGTACTATATTTCTAACAAAATTTACTTTTCTTTCAAATGATGCATCAAAAATCTCTTCCTCTTGATTCCTCGCATTTACAACATCTATATATGTTGCGTATTTTCCAGTAATCCCTACTAAAACATCTTTTCCTAACGGAAAAACTTTTGTAGCTGTTATTGATGTTGGACCATTATCATCATTTGTCTGTGTGTCACCTGCCATAATTATTTTTCCATTCGTTGCGACACAAACTACCAAACTCATACTATATACCTCCCCAATACATTTTCTTTTATCATACAACAAAACACCCCGTATTTCTACAGGGTGTTGTCAAAAAATGTTTTGGAAGGCGACGGTCTTCTATCCCTAGGAGATACCGTCTGAGGCTAATTCAGCAGCCAAGCTGTAACACCTGGCTACCACGATGGAGGAACTTAATGATGCTGTCAAATCACTAAATCCATTTACACTATAACATAAGATTAGTGTGCAATACTATGCAAACTTTTATCCAATACTCATATTTTTTAGTGCTCTACTGTGGATATAATGAGTGTTTCTCAATCCATATCCAATTTCTGTAGCAATATCTTCCCATTCCCATCCATTTATGTACTTTAACCTCAGTACTTCCTTTTCATCCTCGTCCTCCAGATTTTGGATGCTCTGTTCTATCTTCTTTCGTATTTTGACCTTTTCGAGACGTTCTCTTTTAAGATCTTCGATCATTTCATCCAAAGTCGCTGCGTATCCCGATAAGTCCGTCTGACTGCTGCCATGCGGCATTCCATCCTGAACAATGGAAGGAAACATTTTATCCAGGCGGAGACACTGGATTTCATCAAGAATACGCTGCTCTCTTCTCAGTGCTTTCTTATACGATTTCAGATATTCTTTTTTCTTCTCATTTTCTGTCAGTTCTTTTTCGTCCATTGTCTCCTCCTGAATTTTTATTTTATTCTGTCACAACTGCGTCAGCACCCTGTACTGTTACCCATCCATGTTTTAAGCGTGCTTCTGCTTCTTTCATCTGAATCAGTTCCGGAGTAAGGCTCTCTGATACCAGTCTGTTTGATTCTGCCTGGCCTTTTGCCTTTTCAATCGCAACTGCTGCCGCAGATTCCGCCTTTACTTTGTCTGTCTCTGCCTGTGCGATCGCTGTCTGCTTGTCCAGTTCCGCTTTCTCGGCATCCTGTTTCGCCTGCTCTTTTGCCTGTACCTTTTCTTTCAGAGCATCATCCAGCTGCACATCAATAATCAATGCAGATGCTACGTTGATCCCATATTCCGATTGCAGTTTACTGTTTAAGTATTCAGTGATCGCCTGGCTTACTTCCGAACGCTTGGTGCTGTAGATATCCATAACCGAGAACTGAGGTGTTACTTCTTTGGTGTATGCAACGATAGAATTTTGTACCATGTTCTCTACAATCTGCTCTCCGTCCATTCCATTGAATTTCTCATACAGACTGGTGACCTTGTCCGGAAGAAAATTGTAGTTTACTGTCATATTCAGTGACACCATTCCACCATTGGCCGGAGCATCTACATGCCAGTCTGCATGTTCTTTTTCGTTGTAATCACTTGGATTGTTACTCAACACCAGCTGTTGCTGTGACACCGGATAACATTTCATCTTGTCAAAAGGCCCTACAAAATGCATTCCCGGAGAAAGCGTCTCTTCCTGCACTCCGTCTTTCATGGAATAAACCACTCCGACTTCTCCCTGACCAACCCGGCGCATTGATTTTACCGTAAATACTCCGCCAATAATTGCTGCTAAAACAATAATTCCAATCACGATTTTCTTCATTGATCCTGTTCCTCCCTGATTTCTTTGATTATTTTCTTATATGTTTCTTCTTCGATATCATACTTTCTGTTTTTTCTCCTGATTCCGATGGAAACCAATGAAGCAATCCAGTAAATCAGGATCCCTGCTGCCGCTATGATAATGGCAGATGCTAAAAAGATAAGAAATGCTCCCATTCTTTTCTCCTTTTCTGAATTTTGCTACGTACTGTTTCTGGCGGAGATCTTCCTCTTCTATAGTCTATCGCTCTCTCCTCCATTCTTTTCCGGTTTTCTTATCTCTCAATCCTGTGATTTCCAACCCATGGAGCCCTGCCACGTTGTTGATAACAGAATAGACATTGTAAATATGGGTCGGCATTCTTATTGAGGACTTAATGGCTTTTCCGGCTGTAGGATCCGGATATCCTTCTCCATTCTTCATTTTCTTCGCTTCCTTTCTTTTTCTTTGAATATACCTTTCTTTTTACAATCCAGTGGACTACACCTTCTCGAATGACCTGTCAGTGAAATATAATCTCAAAGGCCTACTGAAATACTTCCACCGTTTGCTTTTGAGAAATAGTAACACTTACTACACTGTTGGTGTTTTAATTTGATTATTTCTTTTGATGTTACTTCAGACCATTTTTTGCCACGTTTTACCTCCTCAAATAACTCCTGGGCTTCTTCCTTTCTGCTGCAGGTGATCCGCTTGATCTGGCCATCTTTCATGTATGTGACGGTGTTTCCGTCCAAGGAAGGAAGAGTGATCTCTTGCCAGTAGGATGGGCAAACATCGCAATCGCATGTAATTTCTTTTGATCCGGTATAATGTATTTGGTTAAATATGCAATTTTTGCAACCAAGATGCTTGCAATAATCAATCATCGTGTTGTATGCTGCTATTGCCAACTCTGGTGTGATATCCAGCTTTGATGGCTGTTTATCAGTCCCCCGGCATCTCTGACAATCGTCTCCTGCTGCCCCGAAACATCCGTTACAGTCTTTGTTCATGATTTATCCCTCCTCTGGTTTGTATGGATCCGGAAGTGGTTTCCAAGCTACAACTTGATACATTTCTCCTGAATCATCAAACCATATTCCATCCGGTAAATATTTCAGCGTCGTAGCTTTGTCTGCTCCTTTTATCGTAACATTAAATTCTGGGCAATCATTATCATCAATTCCTTCGGGTACTTCTGGCAGATGTTCACTTACTGGAATCCAATTAAAACGCTTGATCATCTCAACAGTTTGATCCTGATCTTCTTTTCTGGAGCAATGGATAATAACATCGTATGTATCGTCATAGGGTGTCAACATACCATCCTCTCCGATTGTGCAGAGAATAGATTTTTCCTCTACGTCAATATCCGGATGATCACCCATGTGGGAACGGATGATATTTTTAGCCTCTAAGCATCCTCTGTTAATACCGGATTCAAATGCAGATAGACTTTCTCCTGAACATTTTTTCTTTTCATATTCTTCTATCTCTTCTAAAATTTTCTCTAATACATTCATCATTATTTCCTTTCTTAACTCCACAATTCTTTTAATGCTGCATCATGGATGTCAACCGGCTCTGCATGCTCACATTTTCTAAGGATTTCTACTCTATTAAAACTCAAGTCTTCTGCGGTATCACAAACAATTGTTCCTCCAATACTTTGCTGCCCGTCCATATCAATTACACACCTATCACACATTCCATATTTGTTTTTGCATCTAATCATCCTTCCACTCTCCTGTTCCATGCTTCGATTGCATCTTCTTTGGTCTCAAAATCTTTTGTTTCTGCAGTACACTCTTTGCATGTTACCCAAAATATTTTATATCCCACAATTTCTGCCTCTCCACCACAGAACGGACATTTCTTTAATTTATCCATCATTCCCTCCTGTCAAACTTCTCAAGCATCTGCTGCCGCCAGTCCTCTCTGTGGCGATCACAGGTATCATCCTCCTGGATCAGGATTCCCTTGCGGTCGCAGAGGCCGTTGTCATTGTCAATACAGGTTGCACAGGTTTTATTGTTCATTGCTTTTCTCCTCCTTAGTCTATTGTTTCTGTTTCTACTGGAATCCACATTTTAGGATTAAAGTTCAGGGTGTATTTGTATTTCTCTACGTCTCCAGCTGTTACATCTTCCACTACGTAAGTCACGTTATTGCTCAGGCCGATAAAGTGTTTCTTGTATTCTCCTTTTTCGTCTTCCACGATTACTTCCAGCTGATTGTCTTCTATGTCTGCAGTGATCGACATTTTCCCGGTCATTTGGAACAGCGTGTCTCCTGTAATGCAGTTAATCACTGTGACCTGGCGGATATCGTTAAAATTATCTGCCTGTTCTGATAAATTGTATGAAACCCTCGAAGCCTCACTGCATCCTGATAATGTCGCGATTCCTGCTGCCAAAATAATTCCTGCGATTATTTTCTTCATTTTTTTGCTCTCCTTTCCAGTTCTTCTCGGACCTCCGGAATTTCGCAAAGTCCGACGTCCATAATATCAATGTTGTTTGAGCAGCTGTCACAAGGAGCGAAACCATCATTTTCGTTTGCTAATTTTCCACATTTTCTGTAGTCTTTTACCATCTGATCTGTGATCTCTACCGTAAGGGTAACGTTATCTGCATATTTAATCTCCATTAATTTGCTCCTTTCTTCAGTGCACAGAAAGTACACAGCGCTTTTAGTGTTGGATCTGACCGTTTGATACTCTGGAGGAGTGGCGTTTCCCAGCACTCTGCTCCGCACTCCGGACATGTGATCAACTTCCATCCTTCCCTTCCCTGTGGGATATTTCTTTTCAGCGGCATACAGGCGTATCCGCCTCTTTCTTTCTGGCTTCTTGGCCATATTTTTAAATTCATAGATAGTTCCTCCCGAATATGTTCATAAACTCTTCTCTGGTATGGGTTTTCTCAAATTCCTGCTGGCCGATCTGATGCAAGATGTTTTGCGTCTCCTGGCATCTGTGGACTGCTGCCGGTCCTGTCAGGTGGTGTTCCGGACAAAGATAGACTTTTAAACCTTCCTCTTCAGAGTGGATCCGGTTTGGTCCTCCGAAAATATGATGCTCATGGAGGGTTCTGTGTTTATGGTGATCTCCATTCAGTAAGATACAGAGATAGCAGGTATGATTCTTGTCTTGCAAGATACTTGGTTTATGGTGTTTTCTCTTCTTTTTCGTTGGTGTTTTTGGAAATAACAACCCTGTCTGTTCCATAGACTCCTTTCCGGGGCGGAAGACCGCCCCTTGTTTGTGTGATATATTTGGATTTTAGTTGCACCCTTTTCTTTTTCCTCTGCTGCAGCCCTCATCCGGATCGACGTTTCCGTCAAGTCCATCCCTTAACCGGCACCAGGCAAATTCATTTCCCTGACAATCGTTATCTTTACGGTAATATTCACATTCGCCGCAGAGGACAAATTGGGAATACCGATTGTTTTCGTTCAGGAGTGCGCAGAGGTGGTCTCCTGCAGGGCATTTCGCACAGATCTCATCCGCTTCTTCCTGGGATACTCCCTCTATTTTTTTGCAGTTATCGCAAGCCGCACTCATTAACTCATCCAAATGCTCTACCAGTTTCTCTTCCTGCATTTCTTTCTCCTCTCTGTCATGGCCTCGATAAATACTTTCAGATTCCCTGTTTCCCGCCGCCAGATCGGCTTCGATGTCTGGAGCCAAAGACATTCCCCGCAGAGTACTATCCCTTTTGGAGGATTCTCCCTGTGGACTTTCTTAAACTGTTTCTTTTTCTGCCTGGTATTCATAAGTCAAACCTCCTTATGGTTTCTTCGGTCTTTTCTGTCCATCCGATATCGATATCGTATTTTTCTTTCAGAAGTTTCATGGTATCCCGGGCTCCGTGCTTCATCTGGTCGATCTGGTCATATTTTTCTTTGGTTCCATGCATAAACTTGTCCAACATATTCCCGGATCCGGATTTATGTTTTGCAAAACCAAACTCTTCACACAGCTCCCAGATCACTGCAAGCTGGGTGCATACAGACTGGATATTCCTGGAATCGTCCCAGATCTTTTCGTAAACGGAATATGGGATATTCCTGCCTATGTATTCCTCCATCCAGTTTGCGTCTTCAAATCCCATCTCTTTGTCGAGTTCTGGATCTTCAAATTCCAGATCGATTCCCCATTTCTTCTGGAGCTCTTTATATGTGGTCTGGATATTGTTTTTTTCTGACGCCACCACGCTTTCTGAGTAATGGCTTAACATATGTTCTGCTGCCGCCCTGCCGTACCGGAAGCCTTCCAAGGCTTTCAGGGATGTGATGATGTTGCAAAGGGTAATAAAATTTTCTGCCTTATCTAACTTTTCCTGTGCTTCCAGGATACAGGCTTTTCGGATATCCTCTGTCTGTTCTTTTCTCCATTGTTCCAGTACAGCGATTTTGGTACCGGTAATATTGGCTACTTCCTGATCAGACAGATTTGTGGTCTTTAGTGGTGCCGGTGGAAGTCGGAATTCCGGAAAACCTGCGTTTTTTAATACTTTATTGACTTTCTCCTGTTCCTTCTTCCGGCTCTTGGCCTGGCGTCTTAATTCAGCTCTTCCCATTGTTTTCCTCCATCTTGGTTCAAATTACTTCTGTATTTCTTTTAAAAATTCCGCTAAACTCGTTATGCTGTCTGTTTCATTCCTGAACTTTTCGTCATAAGTTTCATCTAATGATGCGTATTTTTTCTTGTTTTTCTTCAGAAAATGGAAAAAGTGTTCGTCCCTTGGTTCCTGATTCCAATATCCCTCTCTCATGGGGTATTCCACTGCTACAAGTCTGCTGCCATCTTTAAAATCATATTTGTAATAATTAACATCAATTCTTTCATCTCTGTACCACAGTCCCCAGTCCTGATAGTTTTCAAGCCACTCTTTCCGCTCCTCATTATTTTTCAGGCGCGGAAGCTCCGGCTGGATTGTTTCCTCTTCTGTTTCCAGGACATCCTTGACCAGATTGTGGATGATCCTGAGACCAGCCACCTTTAACTGCTGCCGGAGGATTATTCTTTCCGGAAGACCGCCGCATTCCAGGTAATCTCTCAGTGTCTTTTCTTCCTCTTCCAGATATTCCCGGATAAATAACTCAGACGGTATCGGGATATCGGATAGATCTTCCGGCCAGACATCTGTGTTTATCTGGATACTTAGGTTTTCCAGGGAAAGATTCTCTGTTTTTATATCTTTTGCATCAGCAACCTCTTCAGGAGTTGTTTCTGTTTGCGCCGGCGCAAGTTCCTCCGTTTCTTCCTTCTGTGCTTCCAGTTCTCTTTTTCTTTTCTCTTCCAGTGATTCCAGTGCCACAACGTTCCACATTCTCTGTATAGCCGCTGCAAGATAAAACCAGTCGTAATTACCTATGCATTTGCTGTCTTCGTCCCAGAGCTGGACATAATCATCAAACATATTGATATGAGCGGTACCTTTATCGGTGGCAAACCATCTTGTACGATCTTGTCCAATCTTATTTTTTAATTCTCCCGGAGATTTATCCACATGCAGAACTCTATTTGAAAAATCTTCCTTCATCCATATGTGATATGACTTAATCAAATGTCTGGCTGCAGCGTCAAGATATTCTTTTTCTTCCGAATCCGGCTTTTTCAGCTCTTTGACTGGCTTCTGTTCTTTTGCTTCCTGCTTGTCCAGGAGTTTCTTCTTTTCGCAGGATCCGCAGTCTTCTGAAATACAGTCCTCTTCCGGAAGATAAATGCAGTGCTCAAATTTCCGGCCATGGAGTTTCCCTGGAAGATATTCCGGATGATTCATGATGTTGTCCTGGCCAGGGATCTGTTCTTCTTCCGGATTAAAATAATTTTCCCAGGTGTCTTTCCCGGCCGCAGAACCATCAAAAATTGTTCCCATAGTCTGGAAAAATTCTGTCCAGGTGATATCATGCAGCCCTCCGTCAGAACTCTTGATAAAAACCTGATCCGGATACAGTATCAGGAATACCCGGTCATTCTGGAATTTCTTTTTCTTCTCGTGATACAGGAATCTGGCCATCTTTTTTATATCTTCTTCTGGATATGGGCCAATGCCATATTGTTCGTAGATTCCGTTCAGATCTTTTTTTCTGGAGAAAAAGAAGTCTTTCACCGCCTCCCGGATGATATCATCAGGATCCTGTTGCCAGTTCAGGAGGTTGTCTGGGTTGTGTTCGGACTGCTTATTAAATTTCTTCAAAGCCCGGATATCTTCCCGCTTTGTTTCCGGTCGGATCATGGTGTGGTCTTCTTCTGGAAGCTGCAGCATCTCCGTAAGCTGGGAAAAATTAAAATCTCTGTATTCTTCCCGGAGTTCCGGGGAGTCTCCCTGAATGGAATACTTTTCGTACACATGGATGAACCGGCTTACTCCATCCGGCGCCATACCGAAAGTTTCCCGGGCATATTCTGTGACAGAATGATAACCCTTTAACTTATAAGCTCCTGATCTGTCTATCCGGGACAGATGCCATCCTGTTTTGACAAAATTCCGGACGATCCCTCCCAGATTCTCCCGGATCTGTTTTTCTTCCTGCTCTAATTCCGGCAGGGTTAATCGTAGCTGTTCCATAAATTCTCCTTTCGCGGACACATTTTTTCTTGTACTTTATCGTGGTTTCCAGGCTTTTTTTGTGGATTTTCGTGGACAGTTTTCTGATTTTGTCTTTCAAAATCCTGTTTCCACATCCTGAACCCCTTAATTCCTACCAGTAAAACCGTGTCTTTCGGTTGTTATCCACTTTTTTATCCCCATAATGCCGCAAACGCCCATTTTGCCTAACTCCATGGGGTTTCGTCAGGACTTTTGTAGAGTTCCATATTTTCCATCTGGAACGAGACCGCGTGGGGACGCAGTAACTCCTCTAACTGCTGCCACAGATCCAGATTTCTCAGTTCTTTCCCGTCAGACCGCTTCCATCCGTTTTCCCTCCAAGAAGCAAGCTGTCTCTGTCCGTTGGCAAAGTAATGACAGTCTGTAAAAAATGTAATCATAGATGGCTTTGTCATGCGTTTTAAGGCAGCTATGGCGCACTCCAATACAAGCCGGTGTCCTGTAGTGGCCAGAACTTGCTGTTTTTTGTCTATATTGTGTCCGTCACAATACATCATGTACCGGTACCAGGCTTTCTTGGTCTTTCCCGGTGATCTGGTGGACGTGACGATAAAGATTGATACCTGTTTCATTCAAATCCTCCTGTCCAGTTTAATTAAGGTGTAATGCCTGTATGCGTATCCAGTTACGGGATTGATACCCATTCTGATAGAGTCTGGGTCTATGTAGTAACCCTTGGGGGCTTTGGGTTGGATCATATTTCCTTTTGGATCTACAAGGCTCCTTCTGTTTATTATTTTTTCCTCCGGATCCTTGCTGATCAGGTTTCTGGATCTGGAGTATCTTTTAATGCACTCTTCTTCCCAGGCTTCCAGCGGCTTTGTGATATATTCTGCAAGATCTCTATATCCTCCAGCATCGTAGGTGGTTTTGAAATTTACATGCCCTTTCGTCCAGATCCGGGAGAATATCAGGTCTGTGGCCGTCTCCTCTGTTGCGAACCGGTTTACCAGTATATGCATGTGTGGGCCTCCCCTCTTTCCGATACCCATCCTGCATATATATTTCAGTTCTTTTCCTGCTTTTCGATATTGGGTGCGTACTTTTCGTATCAAAACTTCCATATCTTTTTTCATTTCTTCTGTGGAAGGGCGCTCTCCTTTTTTGTAGGTAATGGTCATCCAGTAATCATTCTGGGTAAAGTTCCATTTGATCAGACGCCGAACATCCCGTTCTCTTTTCCACTGGTTCTGTTTGGTGATCTCTTCCTTTGTTGGCTTTCTTCTCTTCTCTCTTTTTTGATCTCTTGCTCCGTAATTCCCAGTATGTTTTTCTTCTACCTCTCTGCTGGATCCAAACTCCCATGTCTCCCTTTTGTATCCTGTCCTCATATTCCACCTCTGTCGTAAGTCTAATACTCCTTATCAAGCCGTTAAGGGGTATGTCCCCTGAAAAAATTTAAAAATAAAAACGGGATTTTCCCCGCATCATCTTGACCTTACGTCCTCTGGATGGTATAGTTTAAATAGGTCTAATACCAGAGGACGTAAAACCTCTTGCCCGTACATTGCCGTGTACGGGTCTTTTTATGTAATGATGTATCCTCCTCCGTAGAGGTCTTTCTTTTCTTTTGCTTTTTCGACAGCTTTTTGATATGTACCCAAGTAACTGGCCAGTGTTCCGTCTGTAAAGCGTATGATCCATATACATTCTTTTTCGTCCATGCTTATTCACCTTTCTTCAATACCCTCTCCAACCGGATATCGGCGGACGTGATTACAATGCTCTTGTTCAGGCAGTCCGTATCATTCAGATCCCGTATGGCTTCTTCGATGGCCTTATGCAGCTCTGTGTTTTCCATCCGCAATTCTTCGTTCTCCTTCCGGAGCTTTCGATTTTCTTTTATAATTTTCAACATATTGGTTCTTCCTTTCCTCCTTTTCCATCCCGATCAACAGAAGCAGGTTCATCCACCAGAATACTACTGCCGCTGTTATAATCTTCGATACCCCATTCCACTGATCCAGTGTGATCATCATCTCAAATGCGGCGATTACTACCGCTGTTATGGATTTTCTGAGCATCACGGCCTTTCCTCCTTATCTTTCATGCTGCCTTTTTTATTTCCTGGACAGTGATCTTTACACCGTACTTCCGTGATAAGATCCCGGCCAGGATTTCATAAAATTTCTTTGGATTAAATGTTCCTGTTTGCTCCATAACGATTCCCCTTTCTTTAGCCGGCTTTTTTGGTGTCTCCCGGAAGGAAAAGCGAAACGTATGCGGATACGATTCCGTCAAATTTCCCTCTGGCATATTCCGGGATTTTTTCCCAGTTCTGAACGATTTTCTCAACATCATTCAGCCGTTTTTCTTCATCTTCTTTGCTGATCTCGCAAATGTTTTCATTGATTTTTACCATGATAACTCTCCTTTCTCTTCCGGGTTTCCCTTTGAATCAATCGAAAATTTCATAGCTTATCTCGGACTCCGAAATAGCTTTTATCTTTCTAATTGTTTTTCGGAGTTCTTTTTGTATTTTCTCCTTATCTTCCTTGGTTGCCTTGGCAACTATGACAATATGATTCTTTCCCAGCTTTTTACTTCTTAACTGTTTCATTCTTCTCACCTCCCCTTGTCTTCCAGAAGACTATTGACTTTTATCATACTTTTTCCTATTCTTTAAATACAGGACACCGCCATGTTCGAGTATAAAGAAAGGACTTTTTCCATCATGCAAAATATTCTCAATGTAATCTCTGTCTTAGCTTTTATCATGTCTTCCATTGCTTGGTTCTGTACTGCCTTAAATCGCAGTATCAAGTTTTCCGTAGAGGTAAAAGATTATGTCAAATATAAAAAATCCGTACAATTTTATCTCTATATGCAGAATAATTCCGGTAAACCTATTACTATTTCTGGGTTGGCTATTATTTACAAAAACCAGAAATTTCCTTGCAAAATGCTTCCAAGTGTACTCCGCGACAAAGATCAAAAACCTCTAGTTACTACTCCACTTCTTCCTGTGAATTTTGCTCCTCATCAAGGCTTGTGCCACGCTTTTGAATTTTCACATTGTCCAGATATTGAATTAGCTCCTGGTAAAACGGTTGACTTTGAAATTTATACCAATCGGAAGGTTCTAAAACGATCTGTAATTCTCGGCAATATGGACGAGATTCTCCATCTGTAAATGAAGCTTTCCACTCTGATATAGAATAAACATCCTCTATATAGGGAGGGAAAATAAATCCCCTTGTTTTTCCTCCTTCGATTATTTCTTTGATAATCTTATCTTTGTCTTTCTTTTTCTTGCTCCACCACATCTCTCTCACCTCGCTCTCTTGTTGTCTTTGCTTACATTATAATTACCTAAGTTATCTTTGTCAATCACTTTTTGTTACCTTTGCTTACTTTTTATATTGACTAATCCTTTGTACAGTGATATTCTTTATTTGTAAGACTTAGCAGAAAGGAGGAAAGTATATGACTCAAGGCGAGCGTGTAAAAGCAATTCGTAAGTCTTTAAATTTAACATCCGAAAAATTCGGAGATAATCTTGGAGTTACCAAAACTGCAATTTCTTATATCGAAAACGACAAGAGAGGTCTTACCGAACAGATGATCAAATCTATTTGTCGGGAATTTAACGTCAATGAATCATGGCTGAGAAATGAATCCGGAGAAATGTTTGTTTCATCCACTTCATACGAAAAGGCTTACAACCGCTTCGGTTACATAATGGAAAACGCTTCGCCATCCAAACGCGCAGTCCTTACCGCTCTTCTGGAGCTGGTGTATGCGGTTCCGGATGATGTATGGGCAAATATCGTAAAACAGTATGAACTTGCTATGAAAGACATAAAAAAAGAGGAAGACTAAGAAGTCTTCCCCAACATGCCGCGTATCAGGTTGATCAGATGATCGAGTTGTTTTTCACTCAGCTTTCTGATCAGATTACAGAGGTAATTTTGTTTTTCTTTCTTGTTCATATGTAATTCCTCCTTTACGTGTATATACTTTATAAGATATATCACAAGCGATATCACGTAAACCAGAGGTATCGTCCGAGATCTCGGACACTTATTTATAAGGTGATTCATACAGGTCAGAAATCCTTATTTTCAGTCCTGCTGCAATCACTTCCATAGTATCTATTCGAGGGATTTTTCTTCCAGTCATAATATCATAAACCGTCGATTTTGGAATCCCTGTCATGATGGATACTTGGCGAACAGATAAATTTTTCGAGTACATTATTTCATTCAGTAGTATTTTCAAAACGCTCACCTGTTCCCCATTATACGGAAGTGGGTTGGTTCATTCTACTGGTAATTATTTCCATTAAAGGAGAGGTGTTTATGAAAAAGAAATTAATCTTACCTTTGCTGTGTGGATGTTTATGTCTTTCTTCAACTACCACCTATGCTGAAGACAACTTTTTTGATATCTTAGCTTCTTCCGATAATATTGAAGAAGCATTAAAATCAATGGATGATAAAACACTAAACAAACTCGCAAACATGCTTATGGATGAATTGAATTCAAGAAAAAATAACCAAGACAATTCAGATATCTGGACAATCAAATATTACGTTGATGAGTTTGGCGCTGAAACTGATCATGAATACCTAACATTTAACGAATTGATTTCGGGAACTTTCAGCAATACCGCAACAACTAATTCAGATTTACTCGTATCTTTTTTAATAGATAAAACCGACGATACAATTGCAATCAAACTGTTTGAATATGGTACGAATTGTGTTAAATCATCCTTCACCGATTATAATATTGTAATGAAAGATTCTTCGGGAGAAAAGATAAATTTCCCTGGAAAAATATTCAATAACGGTGATAGAATTTTTGTTGGAGGAGATTTTACCATTCTTTTGGATGCATTCCGCACCGGAGAAGACATTGATTTTTACATAGAGGAATCCGATCATCCTACAACTAATTATTTATTTACCGTTCCCGGTGATCCGGATTTTGAAAAAAAACTTGATTTATTGAAAGAATAGAAAAACAAAACCGCCCCAATGTTACCAGCACTGAGACGGCCTATACATCCGAAGATGCATATATATTTACACGCAAAAATATTGTATCATCTTCGGACAGCCATGGCAAGTGGAATCTATATTCCCCTGGCTGTTATTTTTGTACCCATTTTTAAGGAGATGATCATATGAGAAGCCAAAACACTTCCGAAACTCCGGTGCGGGCAGCCCTTTACGTCCGTGTTTCCGGCGAAGAGCAGAAAATAAAAGGATTGTCCATAGAGGCTCAGAAAGAAAGACTTGTTGCGTATGCAAAAGAGCGCGGTTGGATCATTGCGGGTCTTTTTGTGGATGCTGCAAAAACCGCCCGAAAGAATATGCATAAAAGATCTGAGTTCCAGAAGATGCTTGATCTGGTCCGTGCGGATGAAGTAGATATGCTTTTGTTCTGTCGACTGGACCGTTGGTTCCGATCTGTCCGAGATTATTACAAGGTCATGGAGGTTCTGGAAGCTCATAACTGCCAGTGGAAAACCACAGACGAAGAATATGACACCACTACAGCCAATGGCCGTCTTTATATTAATGTCAAGCTGTCTATTGCTCAGAACGAAGCTGATATATGTGGCGAGAGAATCCATGTTGTTTTTGACAGTAAGATACAGCACGGTACTGTCCTGTCCGGCAAGTGCCCTTTCTGGCTCCGTATCAACGATGAGAGACGCTACGAACTAATTCCGGAAAACGCAGCGATTATACAGGATGCCTTTAATCACTTTGAGAACACTACTTCTCAGCGCGCTACAATCCGCTATATCCGTGAGGCCTATAACATAAACTGGTGTGATGCCAGTTTCCGTCGAATGTTGAAAGATAAACTATTAATCGGTGTCTATGATAAAAATGGCCGTTATAACGAGAGTTTCTGTCCTCCGGTTATCAGTAAAGAGCAATTCGAGCACGTTCAGGATTTACTTAAACGTAATTCCCGGAATAACCCTTCCGGAAACATATATATCTTTACAGGTATTTTGATTTGCGAAGAATGTCGTCATAGTCTGGTAGGTCATCGTACACGTGATTTTGTATATTACCGCTGTAATCAGCACTTCCAGCGCGGCCGTTGTGTCCACAATCATTCTGCGCGTGAGGATGTCGTAGAGGGATGGTTATTTAATCATCTGGGGGAAGAAATCGAAAGATATGAAATTGACTGGAATGTACAGGCTGCCGAAAGAAAAAGAACTGCTGCCAGCATAGACCGCTCTGTTCTGCGCCGGAAACTTAGTAAACTGAAAGATCTGTACATGAATGATCTGATTGATATTGATGAATATAAAAAAGATTACGAAACTTATACCGCTGCCTTGTCCGCTCTTGAAGACTCAAAAGAGGAAAAGCATATAGATCTGTCAGGTGTGCGTCGAATCATCTCCCGCGACTTCCGGGATATCTACGATTCCCTGACCAGAGAAGAAAAACGTACTCTCTGGAAGAATACTTTAAAAGAGATCCGAGTGAATAATGCCGATGAAATTACAGGCATCTCATTTTTTTAACCTGTGTTGTACTAATTATACATAACCTGTTGGTTCATCTGCAAGAATAATCGCAGGTTTACTTGCCAGTGCCCTTGCTATGGCAACTCT